TATACTTTACTGGTCATAGTTCAACTCCTATGGAAATAAGAGTATATTATGATTATAAAGATAAAACAAGACACACTATAGTTTGGTTAGATGATGGGAAATATATTCTTAATTACTGGCCCTACGAAATAGTAAATACAAAACAAGTAGAAGAAAAACAGTTACAACTGCTGTATCAATATTCAAGCACAGATCTACAGTTAGAAAAATATTAAACAAAGAGGCACTCAAGTGAGCAATATTCAAGTTAAAAAACGTAGTGGTGCGGTCGTGCCACTAGATTTAACAAAATGGCAGGCCCAAGTGGCTAAAGTATGTCAAAACGTAGCTGACGTCAGTCAGAGTATGATTGAGATCAAGGCACAACCGCACTTCTACGACGGTATCAGCACACGAGAGATTGACGAAATTACCTTGCGTGCCATCGTTGACCTAATTGATGTAGAACACAATCCAGATGTTGGACACACTAACTATCAATATGTAGCAGGCAAGCAAAGACTGTCCATGCTACGTAAAGATATCTATGGTGACTATCAAGTTCCACACTTATTTGAGATCGTAAAAACAAACGTAGCTACGGGATTATATACCGCAGAACTTCTTGAATGGTACTCAGAAGATGAGTGGAATAAGATGAACGACATTATCGATCACAGTAAAGATGAAGACTATAGCTATGCGGCCATCGAACAGTTGATTGAAAAATATCTAGTTAAGAATCGTAGCACAAAACAAATTTATGAAACACCACAGGTTCGCTATATGGTTGCGGCCGCAACAGTATTCCATAATGAGAACCCACAACAAAGATTACGTTATATTAAAGATTACTATACCTGCGCCAGTGACGGATTGTTCACGCTCGCCACTCCAGTACTCGCTGGCTTGGGTACCCCTACAAAACAGTTCAGTTCATGTGTACTGATTAAAAGTGATGATGACTTAGATAGTATCTTTGCATCAGGAGAGATGATGGCCAAGTATGCCAGCAAACGTGCTGGTATTGGTCTAGAGATAGGTCGTTTGCGCCCATTAGGGAGTCCTATACGAGGCGGGGAAATCATGCACACTGGCATGATCCCCTTCCTTAAGAAATGGTTCGGTGACTTACGTAGTTGCAGTCAAGGCGGAATTCGTAATGCGTCAGCTACTGTATTCTATCCCATATGGCATCATCAGTTTGATGATTTGATCGTATTAAAGAACAATCAAGGTACAGAAGAAACTCGTGTGCGTCACATGGACTATGGTGTTGTGCTTAACGCTATGTTCTGGAGACGTTTTAAAAACAAAGAAAATATTACATTCTTTGATCCTAACGAAGTTCCTGACTTGTATGAAGCATTTTATAAAAACACAAAGTTATTTGAAGAATTGTATGAGAAGTATGAAAAGCAAAAAGGTTTACGTAAGAAAGTATTAAGTGCAGAAGAAGTATTTAAAGGCGGTATACTTAAAGAGCGGACTGACACAGGTCGTATCTATCTTGTGTTCATTGACAATGTTATGAAGCAAGGACCTTTTGATCCTGAATATCATACCATCTATCAGAGTAATCTCTGTTGCGAAATCCTACTGCCCACCAAGCCATTCAAACGCTTGGATGATCCAAATGGTCGCATAGCTCTATGTACGTTAGGTAGTATCAATTGGGGAGCATTCCGTAACCCAGAAGATATGAAACGTGCTTGCAGAATTCTACAACGTAGTCTATGTAATATTTTAGATTACCAAGATTTCTTAAGCATACAAAGTAAGTTAAGCAATGATGAAATACAACCATTGGGCATTGGAGTTACTAACTTGGCCTATTGGCATGCTAAACGTGGCTACGAATATGGCACTACTGAAGCACTACAAGATGTCAAGACTTGGATGGAACATCAGGCATTTTTCTTAACAGAAGCCACAGTTGAACTGGCTCGTGAACGTGGTGCATGTACACATAGTCAACACACACGTTATGGTAAAGGAAAATTTCCTTGGGAGAATCGTGCTAAAGGCGTAAACAAACTTGCAGACTTTACCCCGTCACGTGAATTAGATTGGGAACAGTTACGGAGTGATATGAGATCGTATGGTGTGCGTAATGCTACATTGATGGCCATTGCTCCAGTTGAAAGTAGTAGTGTTGTAATTAATTCGACCAATGGTATTGAAATGCCTATGAGTTTGATCAGCGTTAAAGAATCAAAGGCAGGTAGCTTTATACAAGTGGTACCAGAGTATAACAAATTGAAAAACAAATATCAATTGATGTGGGAACAAAAAGATTGTGACGCATACTTAAAAACTGCGGCTGTATTGGCAGCTTACGTAGATCAAAGTATTAGCACAAACACTTTCTACAATCCAGCACATTGGGCAGATCGTAAAGTTCCAAGCACACTGATTGCTAAAAACTTAATGCAGGCACATGCTTGGGGGATCAAGACATTCTACTACAGCCTGATCAATAAACAAGGTGCAAAAGCAGATGCGGAAATTGCACCAACATTGGCTGCACAACCAGACGAAACCGACGAAGATTGCGAGGCATGTAAACTATGAGTAAAGAACAATACAATTTAAGTACTAAAACAAACTATCTACAACGTAAGATGTTCTTAGATCCAGCTGGGCCTGTGACTATCCAACGTTTTGAAGAAGTAAAATATAACAAGATTGCTAACTTCGAAGCCACTGCCAGAGGGTTTTTTTGGCAACCAGAAGAAGTTAGTTTAACTAAAGATTCACAAGATTTCAAAGATGCCAGCGATGCTGTTAAACATATATTCACCAGCAATCTACTGCGTCAGACAGCCTTAGATAGCCTACAAGGTCGTGCGCCTAATCAAGTATTTGGCCCAGTAGTAAGTCTGCCAGAACTAGAAGCGTTGATCAGTAATTGGAGTTTCTTTGAAACTAACATCCACAGCAAGAGTTACAGTCATATCATCCGTAACATCTATAACGTGCCTAAAGATGTATTCAATACTATCCATGACACTGAAGAAATCGTAGGCATGGCAAGTAACATCGGCAACTACTATGATAAGTTACATGTGATCAACTGTCGTAAAGAACTAGGAAACAAGGTTGACGAACGTGATCACATCAAAGCTATATGGCTTGCTCTACACGCAAGCTATGGCCTAGAAGCATTCCGCTTCATGGTATCATTCGCTACGAGTTTGGCCATGGTTGAGAATAAGATCTTTATTGGTAACGGCAATATTATCAGCTTGATCTTGCAAGACGAATTGTTACACAAAGAATGGACTGCTTTCTTAATCAATCAAGTAGTTAAAGAAGATCCACGCTTTGCAGACATCAAAGCAGAATGTGAAGCTGAAGTTTATCAAATGTATCTCGATGTTATCGGTGAAGAAAAAGCCTGGGCAGACTATTTGTTCAAGCTAGGTCCAGTGATTGGACTTAATGCTGCTATCTTAAAAGAGTTTGTAGACTACACGGCGGTAGGAGCACTTAAAGAAATTGGTATTAAGTACAGTAATCCAGCACCTAAGACCACACCTATACCTTGGTTTAACAAGCACAGCGATACCAGCAAGAAACAAACAGCATTACAAGAAAATGAATCAACAAATTATGTAATTGGAGTCATGGGCGAGAACGTTGAGTACAGTGACTTACCGGATTTATAAGAGAGAGAGAAATGTTAACAGTATACAGTAAAAATTATTGTCCATTCTGCGATAAGGCCAAGCACCTATTAAAAACAAAAAATATCGCATACACAGAAATTAAGATTGATGAAGATCAAGATGCACGTGAGTGGTTGATTGCTCAAGGGCATCGTACAGCACCTCAGATCTACAAGGGTGATGCACTATTTGTAGAAGGTGGTTATCAAGGATTAGTAAAATTAAGTGATGAAGAATTATTCAATAAACTAGGGGATTCAAATGTTAGTAACTAATAAGTATGATCAAGATGACATCGTGACTTTTAAGATTGTCAACGGTGATGAAATCGTTGCTAAAATCGTAGAAGAGTCGGATGATGCATTTACGGTCATTAAACCATGTACTGTTATGCCTAGCCAACAAGGATTAGGCCTGCTACAAAGTCTATTCACAAGTGACTTAAATAAGAGTATACGGTTAGAAAAACGACATGTGATGATGCATGCACCCACTGTTAAAGATGTGCAGAATCATTATATTAAAACCACTACAGGCATTGAACCAGTTGGTGCAGGCATTATAACTTAAGGTAGTAGACGATGGCAGACGATTTAATAGCTAGTGCGAGGTCGATGACCACAGTTGCTGATGGGCAATATGTGGCTATTGGTACACCTAAGGCAGCTATAACTCCTGCTACATTAACGGCTATGGTTGGTATGGCACAGGGCGGCGGAGCCGCAATAGATATCGCTCCTAAAGTCAACGAAGCTATGACTAAGTTACAAACTGTAGCCAGTGGTACTGATTATCCGGCGAATGTCAACGCACAAGCTGCTCTTAATACTTTAACCACAATACAAGGCAAATTATTTAATAAAGATGATGCTGGTGGATTTGGAGCCATTGTAGGTAAAGTCCAATCACACATCTCTAACAGTAATGACGTATTAAACTCCACAACATTTCTTAAAGACAGTAACTATAGTGATTTTGGCAGTGGTATCACTGATATGTCTAGCATGGGAGATCGTGGGATGACTAATGTCTTTGGTAGCTTGCCCGGAGCAGGTAAAGCGATGTCATCATTTGGAACTATGTTTAATGGTATTGATGTTAAACGATTCGGTACACCAAGTGGTCTAGTAGAAAGTCTACAGAATAATAAACTAGCCAATGCTACAGGATTGAATCAAAAGTTAGCAGATTCGGGTGTAGATCTCAATGACATACATAATCCTGTTTATGCTGATAAAATATCTAGTGTATTGGGCAGTATTAAAGATCCAGCGGCAATCAGTACATCAGCCGACCAATTTGGTATTAATAATCCATTTGTAGGTTTACCGAGCTATACAGGTTCTGATAGTAGTCTTTATAAAACTCCGGACTTTTTAACGGGCGGGTCAGCTACTGCCCCTGTAGCAACTACTATACCCACTGCCGGTACCAGTGCATTTGGTGCACCAACTACCACAGGATTCCCCACAGCTTCTGGATATTCTACAGCATCAACGACACTTGGGGCGAGTCAAGCGCCTGAAGTAGGAGTAGGTGGTATACAAAGCCTTAAAGATCTAAGTGATTACACTAAAACTGCCAATCCGTCAGACACTGCCGGCTTTGCTGGTATGGATAGTCTGACTAGTAAATTTAAAGACATGGGTGCAGGGTCAGTAGTAGATGCTAGCAAAGCATCAAGTTTCTTCGGCAGCATACAAAAAGTACCTACTCCTTTAACTAATGCGGCAAATCCTACATTAAACAGTTTAATAACAGAACATACACCATTTATACAAAATTTAATAGGATCCAGCACAGTGCCATCTGCGCAAGATTTTTTAGGTCCAGTAGCTGGATGCAGTGAATTGGATGCTCTGGCTGACGGAGTAACTGATGATAAAATTGCGGCTCTCAACACAAAATTAGCCAGTACTAATACATTCCTCACTGCCGCAGGAATCACCACTGCCACAGCACCTGCCACACAAACACTCAGTGGTGTTATGGGGTTCGCTACTAAATTACATACCTATGGTAAAGATGCTAGTACAGGTGGATTAGGCAGTATGCTTAAGAACATGGCTAACAGTAGTACCAAATATGGTGAAGCAGTTAAAGCTAGCCTAGCTGAAGGTAAAAATAATGATTTACTAGCAGCCAATGGTATAGGTCCTCTTAAAACAAATCCGTTCGAAGGTGTACCTGCGTATGCCGGTGATGATAGCAGTTTGGCGACTAATTCCGGAGCCAAACTATTAGGCGGAGGTTAGCATGTATCTCAACCCAACACTAGAATATCAACACATCAGTGAGTGGGCAGATCATCTTGTTGGCCGTAGGATAACTCCACGCAATCTAGTTAAAACTCTTGGCAAACATCTTAATAAACATCATCCAGTACGGGTTAAATTATACAGTGGTGCTAAAGGCGAACTTGATCCAGGTGAATTTAGTATTGGCGCAGAATACGATCCTAGCTTAGATGAAATAAAGAAAAAACAATTCATCATTGATTTCATATTAAACTATCCTAAAACTATGCCTATGCTGTTCACAGAAGAACTGGCAGAAAAAATTACCATTGATCTAGTTGAAACTCTGATACATGAATATGAACATCAACGCCAATATAGATCACGTAGATACCGCATGCATAGAAATATATTCAGAAGTCATCATAAAGACCCTAGGATCAAAGCTGATCAAGAATATCTAGGTGACCCAGATGAGATAGATGCTTATGCGCAGAACATAGCGGCTAGACATTATCTTTTGAAATATAAGTTAAATATTACTAGCACCAGTAAGATTAACAGTCCAGATTTAAAACAGTACTACAAGGCATTTGGTAAAGACCACGAAATAACAAAATTACTACTTAAAAAAGTAAAAGAAAATATAAAATATTTCAAGGAAAACGACAATGGCAAAAATCACAGAAGAGTACACAAACGACCCCAGCTTAAACGAAAGCGATGATGTATTAGGGGACATACAACCAGAGGATTATGTTTTTGTTGTTAGTTCAGAAGGTATATTACGTGGAGTAAGCCTACCCGAAGCAGAAGTTGGAACCAGTGATAGAGTAGAAGAAATATTTAAATTTTTTGTTAATAGAGATGGCGGCTATCTAGCTAGCAGAACTCTTCATTAAACTACGCAAGTCAAACATTGTAGCAACTACATCACCTTCGTGCAAGATTGCTCGGCCACCGGCGGCTCGCCATTCTTCTATGTTGCTAGGACGATCATCTATTAGGATGTCACCCGGACGATAATGCTGACATTTCTCATTGCTGTGTGGCCCAAACCATACAGGTATCTTAGGCCAACGTGCTTCAATCCATTTGATCTTATCCCAAAAAGCCCAAGGCACATCATTCTGTCTAGGAATAGCTGATAAAAACTTAACATCCATATCGTTTTCTTTTGCCAACTGTTGGACTTCTTTTACTAGTCTATGGGCATCGGGCATTTCGCCTAGTTCAGAATACAGTCTAGGATTGGCCGAAATCAACGCCCACCCTTCTTGATCATAACGGACACCACCTGGTGTGCGGAATCCTACTATGGGTTCAGCGTAGCCATCAAAGTCTGCTACTACACCATCCATGTCTAAAAATATTGTTGCCATTACATCCACCTTAATTTAAAATAAAGAGCATCCACTGGATCCTCAAATCTGAAAGCAAATCCTTCTTTACCCTTCCACCCGTGCAAATGATATCTGCCACCTGGTGCTGTTTCTAGCCAGTCAATGATCACAGGTGGTTTATGTCGATTACTCTTTAACATGATATCCCAGGTAATTACAACTTCTTCCCATTCCGCCGGAGGCGGCCAATCAACAAAATGTTCCATCAGTCTAACTCGTGCTTAATACGCCATACGGCGATGCGGGTCAAAGGTCCTATACGTCCAGTTTGCTCGAGACCTTTTGATTTTTGGAATGCTCGGATCTTTTCTGGTGTGCTGAGATCAGGCATGC